TGTATCATTCTTGCCTTTCAGTGATCACACGTACAAGCAAGCACCTTATCAGGATACTGATGAAGCAGGATACAAAGAGTTGCTGAAGATTATGCCGAAAGATGTAAACTGGGCAGATCTGAGCCAGTATGAAATGACTGATATGACGATTGGTTCTCAGGAACTTGCGTGTGCCGCAGGCAACTGTGAGATACAATAATGGACGAGTTTAATTACACACTCGTATGTCCTTCTTGTGAAGTGAGTGTGGAATTAAAAGTTTATGTTGAGGACGAGTTACCTGTCTATTGCTCTATGTGCGGCGAAGATGTCAACGAGGAGTGGACTATAGCCGACTGATATATAATACCATGAGCGAAGAATGGTATTACAATGGTAAGCCCTATGAACCCACCGAAGAGGAATTAAACTCTTTGGTGGGTTTTGTGTATGAGATAGAAGAAAAGAACACAGGTAAAAAATACATTGGTAAGAAAGGCTTTTGGCGATCAAAGATACTTCCTGTCACGAAAACGCGCAAGAGACGGAGGAGGACGCTCGTGGAGAGCGATTGGCGTAAATACTATGGTAGTAGTGCTCTTTTAAAAGAAATGGTAATTGAACACGGCGAACATATATATAATAGAGTGATTTTAAAATTGTGCATCAGTAAAGGGGCGATGTCCTATTACGAAGCCAAATTGCAGTTTGAGAACGATGTCTTACTGAGAGACGATTATTACAACGAATTTATTGGATGTAAAATTCACAGCAAACATGTTAAACTTTAAACAATATCTCAACGAAGGGATCAATGATCCCGCCATCTTCAAAGCAATCTTTCTTGCTGGTGGCCCTGGCTCTGGTAAGTCATTCATCGTAGGAAAGACTGGTTTGCCCGCCCTTGGTTATCGTGTTGTCAATTCAGATGACTCATTCGAACTCGCCATGCAGAAAGCAGGGCTTATACCCATGACACCCGAAAAGATCTTCTCTGTGAAAGGGCAAGAGATTCGTGGCAAAGCAAAAGCAATCACCGCAAAGAAGCAAGAGATCTTGATCAAAGGTCGCTTGGGTCTCACCATTGACGGTACTGGGCGTGACATTGACAAGTTGAAACGTCAAGCAAAAGAACTCAAGAAGTTCGGTTACGATGTCGCGATGATCTTCGTAAACACCGACAAAGAAACAGCACTCGCACGTAATCGTGCACGAGCAAGACAATTACCTGATGAAGAGGTCGCACGTATGTGGGAGACCATTCAAAAGAACATTGGTGCGTTTCAAACAATCTTTGGTAAGAAGAATTTCCTTGTTGTTGATAACAGTGACGGTAAGGATTTTACGAAAGAGACGTTACGTGCTTATCGTGACGCAACTAAATTCACCAATGCGCCTGCAAATAACCCTAAAGCGGTGAAGTGGATTGCAGACGAAAAGAAGAGACGTGGTATAAAATAGTTCTTGACAAGTTGTCAAGTCTTGTGTATAATGTACTTATAAGTATCTTTAAGGAGATAGTGAAGTGGTAGAAACAGTTAGAAAACGTGATGTGTGGGAAGTCTTTACTGAGATTGAAACAGCAAAGACTCGTAAGAAAAAACTAGAGACCTTGAAAAAATATGAAAATGAAATGCATGTAAGAGATGTATTGCAAGGCACATTTGATGATAGAATCCAATGGAATCTACCACTGGGAACACCTCCCTACACTCCCGGATCAGACGATGCTCCTCCTCAGGCATCACTCATGAAACTCCATTTGCGGTTCAAGTATTTTATAAAAGGCTTGAGGGCATGCGAAGAGTTACCCGCAATCAAACGAGAAAGGATGTTCATTGACATTCTTGAAACAGTTCACCCCAAAGACGCCCAAATATTGGTGTCAATGGTCAATAAAACCAAACCAGAATTTGATGGATTAACTAAAAAACTAGTACAGGAGGCTTTACCCGATTTAATCCCATGATGATTATGTGAATACCCAAATCGATAACAAGGAGACTTGCCTATGGTGGTAAACCAGATTGAACGACTAAAAAAAGACTCTAGGGAACTTGGACATTATATTCACAAGTTAAATAAAAAAGGTAAAGGAGATGCCGCTCATCGAATGCTTAAGAAACAAGCATTTTTAGATGCGGCAATACAGCAAGTCAACAGGGGGTGATCCAGATCTAAACGGGTGCCTCATGAGAGGCACTCTATTAGGAGAAAATAATCATGATGTACGGTGAAAATAATGGATCCAGTGAGATACTAAGGTATATCAAAAGTGGAACTATCGGCGCAGAGATTGGCGTCTGGAAAGGTTCTACATCGCAACACCTCGTTAAAAAGAAACTCAAAGAATTGCATCTGGTTGATCCATATGCACTACCCTCTGACCCTGTTGCAAAAGCAAATATGATCAAAAGATATGCACCCATGATTGATGGGAACACAGAGAAAGATTTTGTTAAATACTATGATGGTGTGCACGAAGGCATTTTGAGCATGTTTAAGAATCATAACGAAGTCACAATGCATCGGATGTCTAGTGAAGAGTGGTTTGCTCAAATAGAAGATAAGACGTTTGATTGGATCTACGTAGATGGTGACCACACGTTTGAGGGTTGTTACTTTGATCTAGTAGAGGCTGCCAAAAAGATTAAATCCGGTGGAGTGATGTTGGGTGATGATTACAAATCACTCCAGTGGAAAGGGAAAGAAGGTGTTGTACAAGCAGTGGATAAGTTTACTGCATTAAATTCACAGCATAAATTTACTATGCTAGATAAAGGGCAATTCAAATTTGAGATCGCATAATGCCAACCTATGATTTAAGAAACACAAAGACGGGTAAAGAGATATCGCATCTGTGTACTATTGCAGAGAAAGAAGCAATGGTCGCTAGTGGTGAATGGGAACAGTTTCACTCGCGGATGCCGGCAGATGTTACACACACCGGTAACATCATCAATAAGACCAGCGGTGACTGGAAAGATTTGATGAAGAAGATCAAGAAAGAAGCGGGTGGAAATACAGGGCTTTCAAAAGAGAAAAAGCGTAATTACGGATTCTTAGATAACTCAGTCAACACATGAGAAATAATCAAACTCCCGATATGCGTATCCGTCTAGATCAGATGGACACAATCTCTCCTATTACACCTCACCAAGAAGATGCTTGGAAAGCGTGGCGTGACGGTGATCATCTAGCACTCACTGGTACAGCAGGAACAGGTAAGACATTTCTTGCCATGTATCTTGCACTTGAAGAAGTGATGGACAAAAGTACACCGTATGAGACTCTTCACATTATCCGCAGTGTCGTGCCTACACGAGAGATAGGTTATCTGCCTGGTTCTGTAGAAGAGAAACTCAACGCATACACTGGACCATATCGCGCCGCGGCGACTGAATTGTTTAATGATCCTAAAGCATATGACAAGTTAGTGCATAACAATTATGTTACTTTTGAGTCCACATCCTACATTCGTGGTGTGACATATGATAGCAGTATTATTCTTGTTGATGAGATGCAGAACTTAAACTTTCACGAGTTAGACTCTGTGATCACTCGCGTGGGTCAAGCAACCAAGATTATGTTCTGTGGTGATTATTATCAGTCCGATTTTAAGCAAGAAAAAGATAAATCTGGGGTCAATCAATTTATAAATATCCTAGAGAATATGAAAGCATTTACATGTGTGCAGTTTGGATGGGAAGATATTGTCCGATCAGATTTTGTGCGTGACTATATCATGACCAAAGAATGGTTAAACATCAAATAAGGAGAACTGTATGGATTTAATTTTAGATTTAGCGATAACATTTTGGCAATGGGTAATCGTAGGTTGTATTGTTCTGGCTGGCTGGGTATGTACAAAGTTAGACGGACAGGGTGAAGAACGTGTTGGATTTAAATACGATGAAATGCCCAAGATGTCGCCTTTACCTATTGAGACTGCAAATAAAGGTTTCTGGAAAAAAGTTAGAGACTATGAACTATCTAGTAACATGAAAACTCCAGATATTTTTGTTTATAGTCATCATAGCTATGCAAAAGGATCAAGGTTATATGAATCTCAATATTATTATAATCCTGAATTAGACGGAGTTCCAAAACCCAAAAGTTTAGAATGGGATACTAATGAATTTCATTTACAAAGAGTAAAGGATTATCCTAAACATGAAGCATTTTTAAAGAAGTATATAAGTGTTTCTGCTTCCTTAGTTGATAGATTTAATCAGCTTAATAAAGTTAGAGGTGGTCTGACATTAGATGCATCAACTTTAATCACACAAGCATCAATTAATGTTGGAAGCAGTGAAACAACAAAAGAAACACCAAAAGGAAATATTGTAGAACAAATTAAACAACTCAAAGAACTTATGGATGCAGGCGCAATATCCCAAGAAGAGTTTGATAAGGCTAAAAAGAAATTATTAAATTGATCTTATGTTAAAAAATATTTTTCTATTAATAATTTTTTCTTTTTTAACTGGATGCGCTTCAATAACTGAGTCAAAAAATCAATCAATGTCAGTTAGCACTGGTGATGTTACTGGAGCAATGTGCACACTTTCAAATTCAAAAGGAAGCTACTATGTAAATTCAACACCAGGTTCTGTTATGGTAAGGAATGCTTGTGATCAGCTAACTGTAACCTGTAAAAAAGATGGTTACGTGCCAGCTAACCCAGCAGCAGGATCTGTTCAAGACAAATCTAAGGGTATGGCATGGGGAAATATTGTTTTTGGAGGTATTATAGGTATTGCTGTTGATAGACAAACAGGAGCTGGCTGCAATTATCCTCAACAAAATATTATCTTTCCAATGCAAAAAGTTTCTGGTGATAGTGGGTCAACAAATATTAACCAATTAAAAGATTTAAAAGAATTACTTGATGCTGGTGTAATAACTAAAGAAGAGTTTGAGAAAGCCAAAAAAGAAATTCTTAATTAAATCATCTTGGATTTTATAGGATAACCTGTACATGACCTGTACATATAGAGATAAAATAATAAAATTTTACTTATTCCTCTTGTTCAATTATAAATATTAGCTTAAACACTCATGAAATTCATTAATGCCCTCGTGGTGAAATTGGTAGACACAAAGGACTTAAAATACCATGGGTAAAGCAATTAGAATTACTGAAAAGC